CCCCACATATCAGGTTGTATCACATAAGCTGATCTGCTTCTGCTGAATCTGTTAGGTACAACAGTCATTGCACCAAAGTCAGACTCATATACATCAACAGCAGCAACTAATCTTTTGTTTTCAGCTGGGTCAAATCTAGTTGATCCACCAGTAAAACCAGATAGCACTTGCTTATTGAAAGAGCCAAGCATGATCATAGATGGATCTCCACCCTCATCCCAACACTGCTTAATTACGTCTTTAAGCTGTGCTTCAGTGAAAGCTCTTTGAGTTCCATCAGTTCTAGCGTTAGTTCCAGAAGTTGTTGGATCTGCACCAGAACCACCGCCTTTTGATGTGTTAGTTTTAATCCAAGATTCTAAACCAGCTAATCTTCTAGGTGTAGAGTCGTCACCAGTTACTGGTGCTTGGTTAGCAGTTAGCGATGTTTCCATATCTCTTTTTAGCTCTTTAGAAGCTTTAGAGATTTGGTAAGCTAACTCATTGTTTCTACCAGCTTTAGATACTGAATCTAAAGTACCAGAAACGATCACAGATTTTCTTGAAATTTGTGTTCTGTTTCCAAGTCTAGTAGTAGCAGATGGAGCAGCGAAAGAAATTTCGTCACCCTCAATCTGATAGTTGTTAGATGCAGCCGCAGCTAAAGCATCTGTTTGCCACTCATGAAAAATTGCGTTTGCGTTTGATTTCGCAATACCTGACATGAATGGAGTGTCAGTTGGAGAGATTGAATAGATAATATCTGATAAATCTTCTCTTTCACCAACTGCATCATATGTACTGTAAGTATTTGTTACCTGAGCCATAATGTTCTCCTGTTGTTGAGTTATTTTTTGTTAATCATATCTAAGAAGATGCTAGTAGCGTCTTTAACGCTTCCAGATTTTCTTAGTCGGCTCAACTTTTCTTTTCTAGCTTTAGAACTAATTTCAGATTTGCTTTGTTTCACTCCAGAAGTAAAAACTTTGCCAGGCTTTGTAATTTTTTTAGCAATATTTGGTTTTGCTTTTTGTAAATTACGATATTTCATGGCATCGTTCACCAACATTACTATTCTATGGTCATAAACTTGTGCTACTTCTGTGTCGTTAAACCCATAAGCATTTAAAGTTGATTTCATAGAAGTTTTAAGCTGACTTGCTTTGTCAGGATCACTAAATTCTGGCATTTTAGATACCAATTTAGTTTGTTGATCCTTTAAAAACATATCAAACTGTCTTTTTTGCTCAGATTGGTTTTTGGCCATTGCAGAATTTATTTTTTCTTGCTTTTTTCTTAGCCTATGTTCAATCCTAGCAGCTTCTGTTGGATCTTCTTCGTACAACTTCTCTAAATCAGCAGAATTTATCTCTTGATTGAGTTGTTGTTGTGCAACTGACAACATCTGATTAGCTTCATTAAGCTTTGCAGAATAGTCTTGCCTTTGCTTTTCAGACTCAGACATAAATTGTTTCTTTTCATAAGAAAGTTCTTCTGTCTTTCGTCTATAATCAGCATCTCTTGAGTAACCATTTCTCAACTCATCAAGGGTAACATCGTATTCTTGACCAGCAACTTTAACTTTGTAAAGTTGATCTTCGGTGGAATCCTGTTTCTCTTGAGTCTCAATTTGTTCTTCGTCTTGAGATACTTCTTCGGTTGCTTCTTCTTGCGATTCAGCTTCCATGTTTTCCTGTTCCTCAGGTTGATCTTCTGTAGAAGATTCCTGTTGTGTAGGCTCAGGAGAATTTTGTTGTTCTTCTGTTTGTTGTTGTTCTGGTTTTGCCTCTTGTTTGGGGTCTAACAAACCAGTTATTGCTTTTGTTGCTTTTGTTATGTCAGTTTCAGCTTCCGCAAGCGGATTAGCATAATTGTCTGCCATTGTGTTCTCCTTTAAGTTAAGCTCCTGTTGTGCAAGGTTGGCTTATCCTAAACTTGAGTGTTTAGAATTTTTGATTTTTGATTGATTTACGATAATCCTCTAACTGTTTTGTAGCTAGCTTTCCTGTATCAATCATTTCTAATAAATTTTGTTCTACTTTGCCTACTACATTGTAAGCTAACCAAAGTTTCTCTCTGGCCTCAGTTTCCTTTGCACCAGTATTAAATAAACTATCTGCGTAAAGTTTTTTTAATTTATCAAAACTTTCTTGTAATAAAGGGTTGTCAAAAAGCTGTTTAGCTTTGTTCGCCTGGCTCACTTCCTTTTGGAGCTTGCCCACCTGATCCTTGTCCATATAATTGTCTTATCTGATCTTGTACTTGTTGCGATTGCTCTGCTGCTTTTCTAAAATCGTTTGTGCTTTCAGCAACTAACATTTTATTTAAATCAGCGTCTGCCTTTATTTGTTGTGAGTCTAATTGAGCATTGTATTTAAGTTCTAGCTCTTTTAGTTTAATTTCATTTTCGTAAAGAATTTCTGCGTTTTGTGATTTAACTTTTTTCAGTTCTATTTCTAGTTCAGCAATCTTACGTTGTTCTTCACTTGCAATTCTTCTAAACTCAATTTTTTCAATTGGTGTTAATGGTGGCTCAGGTGGAGGTGTAACCATACCTTTACCCATTTCAGGATTTACAAAGTAATTCTCAACATTTTTCAGGCCAGCATTTTCAATAATTTTTGCTAAACTATTATAAATATTTTTAAGACTAACCATTGGGTATTCTCTATTGCCTTGCAATTGGAACGCCTGGAGTTGTCTTTCTAAAATATTATTTAGCATCATTATTTGTTGTTCTTTAGAACCTGATCCTAAACCAACAGTAATACTAATATTAAATCTGTTTCTCCACTCAGTAGGTTTTACTGGAATGAACTGATTATTTAATTCTACAATTCTTTCTTTGTCTTGGTACTTACAAGTTAGTTCAAAGATACGTCTAAATAAATCTTTGATACCAGTTTCTGCAAACACTCTAGCAATTAACTCCATACGCATTTGCGATTGAGTCATAATTGCATTTACGCCAGTTGCAGTTTTATTTAAACTATCTGCATCTAAGCCTTGATTATATCTGGTAATACCAGTTCTAGTTTCCCTTACAGTATCTAAGTATTCTAATAATGGGAAAGCTTGTTGCGATATAGTTTGCGATTGCATTGGCAACATAACTTGTGATGGTGGTTGTTTAGTTCTAACTACACCGCCTGGTCTTGAAGTAAGTAAATCATCTAGATTTACCATACCATCCATTATTGCAACTCTGTTGTTGTTAGTTAAATACATATTGTCTAACAACTGTCGCATTACTGTAGATTTAACTAGCTGCACATCTTCTACTAACTCTGCAACTGATCTACCATAAAATCTATGTGGCATTGGAATAGGTGTTAGTGAACAGAATGGAATATTATCGCAACTTTCATTGGATAAAATTTCATAACCACTTTCACCGGCAACAATAACTTTTCTAAGTTCTGCAACGCCATCGCCATCAATATCACATCTTACATAGCACTCATAAATTTCGATCTCAGCTGTCGAATTATCTGGTGCATTGTCAAATGGTGCTTGGTCTATATCTGAGTATCTTGTTAATCTTTCGTTATTTAAAATTATGTTATTTGTAGTTGGTAGGTTTTCTACTACCTCTTTATCAAATCCCATTTCAATTAAATCGGATCTAGTTTTAGATACTCTGTGTGCTACAAAGTTTGCTGACTCAATAGATTTTGCAGTTCTTTGTATTAAAAATTCTTCTGGTGGAACATTTTCTATTTTAACTTTACCACCTCTTGATGTTCGTTTAATAACGCAGTTGTGAAGCATAGGTGTAGGCTCATCTGCAACTAACTTACCTTGCTTAGTTGCCTCTACTAATAATAAGTCCATAGCAGCTTTCATCTTCTCATCAACAAAAGACTCTTCTTCAACTACTGTAACATTTTCATCGTCAAGCAATAATTGATATTCTTGATCGTTTAAATTCTCATAAGTTTCTTGTTCAACACTACTACTGTCATCCCAATAAACTTTTACAATTCCATTTTTTTCTAAAAGTGCATCCTTGAACCAGGTATATAAAATTGAAAAACCAGGATTATCTTTATTAAAAATATAATTAATATAATTTGTAGCTTGTTCTGCTAAAGGTACATCTTCACTTTTAACCGGCTCACATTTAACTACTTGATCTGATGCAGTAAAAATTCTAAGCAAGTTAGGTAATATTGTTTCAATTGTGTCGGCAACATCTGTACTCACAACCTGGCTACGACCATCTATCTCAGTACCAAGTTTCTCCCCCATATAATATTCCATAGATTTTTTTCTTTGTGAAGTAAGGTTACTTCCCATAAAACCTATAGAGTTATTTATTTCTGAGTTAATGATTGCTCTTAACTGTTCGTTTGTAACTTTGTCTGCCATATTAAACTATATAATTTGTGTTAATTGGAACTTGATTAGTCCAATCTGAAATTTCAGCACCCTGTCCTATTATGCCAGTCCTAAAACTATCGGCACAATGCGATGCGTAATTGTGCATGGGTTTATTTTTAAAGCATTGGTTTTTATCATCCCACCTTTTTTGGTAGGCTTTTAAATACTCAATTCCTGTTTTGCATTTTTCTTTATCAAACCAACAATTCGGCAATGCTTTTCGTACTGCTTCAATTCCATCTTCAATTGACAGCTTTGGAGCTACTTCGCCAGCTATTCCTAATTCTAATAAACTTTCTAATCTTGATTTACCAAAATTACCTATTTCCCTTACTTGAACATCATGGGGAAATATATGTTGAGAATACTCATAGCCTTTTTGATCTAAAACATCTACATAATGATCTAAACCATAACCACTATTTTCATAGTAATCTATTAATCTTATTTCACCTTTGTACTTTTGCACAAACCACATGGCAGTTGAATCGTTAAGACCCAAATCATACCAGACCTCTGTGTCCAGGTTATCATCGTAAGGCACATCGGTAATTCTACCATCCTTTGCTAGACCCTCTATGATAGCACCATAATAAGAACCAGTAATCGCAGCATTGAAACTTACTTCAAATTCTTGGTTATACAAATCTTTAGACATTACAGCTTTAGCTGCATCTAATTCATCTTGGTCTAAAATTTTTGTATCGCTTGCTTTAAATTTACAAGCATACCAATCTTTGTTTTCTTTTGCTTGTTCGTATAATTCAAAAAAATAATTTCTGCCTTTTGGTGTTCCTATAAACACACACCATCCTTTTCGGTCTGCCAAAGCTGGTCTTATGACTTCTGGAAATATGGTAGGCTTAATACTTTGGGTTTCGTCAAACACACATCCATCTAAGAAAATTCCTCTCAAAGATTGATCGTTCTCAGCCCCTAATATTGTTATCCTTGCACCATTTGGTAAATCGCACCTAAGCTCACTTTCGTTGAATTTAGTGCCAGGTATTTTACCAGCGTATGTTTTTATGTAATCCCAAGCGGTGGCCTTTCCCTGTTTGAATGTGGGCGATAGAAACGCATATCTGGGGTTAGGCAAGGGATTTGTTAAAGCTGCTTTCAGCATATGATTTATGGTCATTACTGTTTTGCCAGCTCTACGATGCAGCACTAAAACACTAAATCGGTGCTTATCAATTTTCTTGTGCAAAAAATTTTGTAATTCTCTTGGTTTGTATGGAATGACTATGTTTGCCATTTTAAAACAAAACCCCCCTTAGTGTACTGTGACACCTCTAGGTACATTTAATAATTGTTCTATTCCAAGATCATCCATAATGTGATGTGAGAAATATCTGCACTCAGTTAAATCATTGAAACCGCCAAAGTGTACTACAACGCTATTGGTAGACTCCATAATGTAGATAACTGCTGAATATCCTTGTTTGCCATCTTCGTAGTCGAACATATTAAAAACCCTTGTTTATTTGTGTGTAACATCCCTAATTTTTTTTTTAGTTACCGATATAGCTTTGGGGTATGGCTTCGTTCAAAACCCCCCAAAATCTAGGTTTAGAACTAAAAACTGATTAGTAATCAATTGGTTTAGTCTATTAACCTTGATAAATAATAATTTTATTATGCCGGTATAGTTTTGGTATAGCTTAGCTCTAATATTTTCTGTAGTTTAGAATAATTCTAGAACAAAATGTGAACATTTAAACCTTAGCTATAAGGTTCGGTGTGCTAGTTTTATCTGCAACTCACATAATATTAAACTATTACCAGTAAAATCAATAACTTTTACTTATCCCACTTAACAACTAATGGAGTATTTTTATCAAAATTTAATGTAGTTGCATCCCTTTTAGCATAGTATTTGGGTGCAATTCGTTCAGATTTCCACTTACTTAGATCAACAAATGACTTAATTAAATGTGTTTGTCCTAAATCTGTCTTTTCTTTAAACTTACTGTTCTCAATAC